ATCAAAATTTAGAATTTGACCCATAGTTAACTTATCTTCTATAGAAAGATTATTAAACTCATCTAATTTAGTTAAGATATCAGGGTATCTATTAATATTTGGGGTTATAAAATTTTTTATATATAATTTATTGTCCTTTAAGAGAGTGATAATATCTTTAATATTAAAAAAACATTCTTGAGCATGAAGCAATAGATCTATTTTTTCAGCTACAGACATCTCATTACAGAGAGTATAGTATTTCTTTGCAGGATGATTATAAGGAAGTTCCTTAATTAAACGATCAGCTATTTCTAAACCTTTCTCATCTTGTTTTAGTTTTAATTTTCTAAAAACTTTTTTTATTTCGTTTAAAGACCATAGTTGTTTGGTACCATAGACCATTAGGTTAATAACCCCATCATCTTTTAAATACTTGTAAAAACATTTTAAAGCATTCGCTGGATTCTCTAAGTGGTGAATGACTCCATTAGAATGAATCAAATCAAATTTGTCTTTAAATTTAATCTTAAGAAAATCTCCACATATTAATTGTAAGTTTTTTAGTTTATGTTTTTCTTTTAATTTTTCATTTTCTGCAATAGATGTAGAAGATAGATCGACCGCAGTTACTTTTGATTGTGGATTTAGTTTAGCTTGCATAGCTCCTTCAAATGTTCCACATCCAGCAATTAATATATTTAACTTATCTTGTTTAGATTTTTCAGGCCAAAGTCTTTCCCAGAAAAGACTGGGACTTCCTAAAGGAATAACTCTTTTTAAAAAGCCATCAAGGTCATCCAGTATATATGGATAAGGATATTTCTCGTATTGATTTTTAACTTTATTCATAACTATATAAACGTTGCTACTAAGACCAATCTAGCTCCTGACTTTGGGAACTCCGCATAGTGGGGTAAATTATTAAAACAAATTCCTTTACCTGTCTTTGGAGTAATCTCTTTTACGATCTTGCCTTTATTAAGAATACAAGTCTTGGCATCAGAGTCATTTAAATAAATAATAATTTGTTTATGATCATAGTCATGGTCTTGATGAGATTCACATTTATTAAAGCCAGGATTAAAAGTAAGGTTATATCCAATCCTTGTAAAGAAATAAGGCTTCTCTCCAATACTGTTAGTAAAATTTTTTAGAATATCTAATGTAGAATGGTACGTTGTTATATCTGTATTGATTGCTTTGGAATGATCCTCACTATCTTCTAATCTATTTAAAACTTTATGAGAGAAATAAAAATCTTTTTGTTTTGAGCTTACTGCTCCAGCTTGAAAATAATAAGGGAAATCTTTATTTAAGATAGTACCGTCAATAAATTTTTTATTATTTTCAGATAAGAAATTAGTATTCTCTTTAAACCATAGTTTCATAGTATATTAAACCATCCAGTAGCAATCCATTTTTCTTCAGTAGGAGATGGAACACCTCTGTGTGTATGCGTAAAATCACTTGGCCAAATTAAAGTTAGACCTTTTTTAGGTTTAACTTTTACTTGTTGATATTTAAATTCTGTTTCACCACCATCTTGGACATCATTAAGATAGGTCATATAAACTAAAGCTCTTTGAACAACTATGCTATTAGAGCTGCCGTATGTTGGTCTTTCACAATGCCATTTTTTAAAACCACCGCCTGGCGGGTAGTATTGTATGTTATTAGCAAGTGCTGATTCATAGTCATTTAAATTATAATGCTTTCGATAATCAATTAAACAATCAGTAAGGGCTTGAAAGTACTTAATAATTCTTCCATCTTTAGAAGAACCAAAAAAATAAACATCAAGAGAATCTTTAGTAGACTTATCTAGAACAGGACCACCATGTGCATAGTCCGCCAACTTACCGGCTTCTCTATATTCAAAATTGTTATTATGATAATCAATTAAACCGTCACAAATTGATGTATCAATATTAAATTTTCTTATGAACGTTTCCATTTATTTATCTGCTCTCTTAACCTACCTGCTTTCTCGGCTAGTTCTCTATTTAATCTTGCCATTGCCTCTAACTGTATATCCTTTATTTCAAGTTGATCCCTAAGTCCTTGGTTTAATATAACTTCACTTTTCTTGACAGATTCTGCCATAGAAAGTTTGTCTTCAAGTTCTTTAATTTTTTGTTGGTATTCTCTCTCTAATATTTCTCTATCTATCATACTCTAAATGAAACTGGTAATCCTACCATTTCCCTCCCATCAAATTTAATTGCTTTTTTCTTTTTTGCATTATTATAATGTAAAAAAACTTGTGCATGGTGTTTGCCTTCAAAAGGATCTCGCCAATGCTCTAGAAGAACACCTTTATATACCAGCATGTCTCCTTGAGCTAAATTAACTTTATGTGTTTTTGTTTTACTCTTTAAAAAAATAGGCCATTTATCCCCGCCTAAATGTAAAGTAGTTGAGATTTCACAACTAGGTCTATCTGTATGTTTAGCTAAAATATCTCCATACTTATAAATTCTACCATAAGAATAGTTTGGATATAATTTTAAACCTGTATTTTTTTCCATGGTAGGCATCATATCAACTAATAAAGTTTCCATAGCTACATCTGAATAATGAGAATAAGTATTTGGAACTTGAGCGTCTTTCCAAGTGCCCCATAAACCATCACCCTCATTCATTAAATTTGCAGTTTTTAATTTTTTTGCAACTTCTCTTTTCAACATAAAATAATGAAAAAGAAATTCCGCTATATCTAACGGTAATGCTTTCTTTATAACTACAAAACTATCCTTTTTAAATTTCTTCACTTTTTTAACCTATCAATTTTAGGACGATTATCCAAGTACTGTTTTTGAATATTCTCAAAATCCGTGTTCCAAGAAATAATTGATTTTCTTTTTTTATTTTGATTGGTAGCTGATCTATGCATTATATAACAAGGAAAGAAAACCATATCTCCTTCCTCAACTTCTATGGTAAAACTTTTCTTTGGATTATCTGCATATAAAAATTCTGTTGTTGGACTCTTTTTATCTAACTCAACATAATAAACTCCGCTATAACTTCCATCGTGAATATGCCAGTTGTGTAAATCTTGTTTACCATACTGTTGGTACCATAACTTGTGTAGCTTAATATCTCTATAACCTAGATGTTGAGCAAATAATTTTAAGTGTTGATGAATACTAGGAGCTGCATATTTAATCCATGGTCGGTCCCAATTATTTGCTAGTGGCCAATCACTTTTTTCTAACCTATCATTATAATAATCATCTTTGATTTTAAAAGGTTCGTCGCTACCTTCTTTCCAATAGTTAAGAATTTGTTTCTTAAACTTTTTATGGTCTTTAAATTTTTGTCTTAATATTAAACTTTTAATTTTATATTCTTTTATCATTTAGGATCAAAGTTATAAGAGAAAACAATTCTTTTCTCTGGGGTTATTTTAGGATCTACTGCATGTAATATATGACTTCTAAATATCACCAGCTTACCGGTTTCACAAGGGTATTCACATTGAGAGTAAGTTAAATCATTTAATTTGATAGCTTGAAAATTTGTGAGAGTTAATCCAACAGGATTCTTCATATCAATAAAAGGATTAGAAAATATTGTAGGTTGATCGTTAGGACTAGCTTTTAAATAAAAAACACAAGAAATAGTATAACCATGATGAGCATGAAAAGGTTGCCCTTTACCAATTGGATAATCTAATAGCCAAGAATCTTTGGCTTCATACTTATATTTATATAAATGTGCTTGTGCATATTCATTGACACTCTGTGTGATCCATTTATTTAATTTAGAAAACTTTTTATTTTTATGTATGTCTTCATAACAAAAACCATTTTCATTATATTTAAATTTACTAATTATTTTTAAATAATCAGATTGAACTTCCTCAATAAAAGGACAATGAGTTTGTCCAATGGCAATAGGGAACCAAGTATTAATAGTTAATTGACTCATTTAAAAGGGGTTCCTATATTCCAAAGTACTAAACTATATCTAGTGCCTGATGTAACTGGTTTTACTCTATGCCAAATATAACTAGGAAAAACAACTATTGAACCTTGCGGCTTTAATTCCTTACACTTACATATATTAGGTTTTCCATTATTATTATTTCTAAAATCAAACTCTAAGTCTCCACCTTTATAATCTTTTGGATCAGATAAACTAATTGATACAGATAGTTTTCTAATTTTACCATGAAAGTTTTTTTCATGCGGCATGTTATAGGGACGTTTATAACTATCATTATGCCAACCATAATGTTGGTCTTTACCGTATATTGTAAACTGACAACTTTCTGTCCAATCTATATCATAATTCCAACCTGCGTTTTCATTAGCTTTATTTACATAAGGTGTAATTACTTCATAAATCCACGGATCATCCATCCATATTATACTGGAATCTCTTATTTTTCTTAAGTCCTTTAAATTTTTTTTAGAAAGTTTTTTAAAGTTTTTCTTTTTAGCAGCTATCTTTGTCTCTTGATGAGTGATGCCTAATAACTTTTTTCTCTTGAAAGCTGCAGCAATAATTTTATTACAAAAATGAGGGGTTAATTCTTTTTTAAAGTACCAATAATAATAATCTAAGTTCATGTCTGTCTAGACATCTTATAACCTGAAATGTATTTGAAATCAATAAAATTAGGCAGCTACCCAAACAAGACCTACTGCGTCCCAATTAAAGCGATTTTCTGATGGATCTAAGTAATACCATTGAGAACCTGCTTCATCCCATACAGCAATATCTGCTTGCTGTTCTGTTGTTCCTGCGCCTGCAGGAAAAGTTACTGGGGCTTGCCATACCCAAGAAGCATCTAAGCTCCAACTTGGATAAGGTTGTGCTTCATAAAAGACATCGTTTGATGGATCATAAACCCAATGTGGACTTGCTCTATGAGCTCTGTAAGAACCATCGGGAGAAGTTTGTACATAGCTAACTTCACCAGGTTGTAAAGGTCTAATATTATTTTGAACCCACGTTGCTGCTTCAGCTGATTGATTTCCGCCATGAGCAATAACATCAGCATCGTCTATCATAAATGTGGTTACGACGATGTTGCTAGAATCTAAACTACAAAATATTGCCATTATGCTACCGTTAAAGTTCCACCGGTGTTAAATGTTACCACTGTCTCTCCGGTAGGTAGTGTACTTACACTGTTTGATCCAGGGGATGCTGATAATAAACCTGCTGCTGCTGCGGGTGCTCTTATATATGCAATTCCAGATCCACCTGATCCGCCAGCTGCGAAACCATTGTTTCCGCCTCCGCCGCCTGATCCTGAGTTTCCTGGTGCACTTCCACCATTTCCGTTTCCAGCGCCGGCTCCTCCGCCACTTCCTCCGGGAGCGCCTCCGCCTCCACCAGCTTTATCAACCGGTGATCCTGAAATATTACTATTAGCTGATTGGCCTCCAGTTGTAGATGGTCCACCAACGGCTCCAGCACCACCTCCACCGCCGCCATTGTTAGCGCCCGGGTTGTTTGTGCTTATTCCGTTATTACCTTCTGGTGGTGAATAACCTCCAGCGTTTCCAGTTCCAGCTGCTCTTTGAACTCCGCCACCTCCTGATCCTCCAGGGGATGCTGTTTGTTCTGCAGCAGTTTCACCGCCGCCACCATATGTAGATGTAATCATGTTTACGCCTTCAGATCCACCAGGATTGAAAGTAGTAGTTCCACCTTCACCAGAGTTTGATCCTCCGCCACCCCCAATACTAACTGGGTATGTTCCTGCTGCGAGTTGAAGCATTGTTCCGCCAGGGAAAGAAGTTCGGTATCCGCCGGCTCCTCCGCCGCCGCCACCGCCTCGGCCTTTTCCGCCTCCGCCGCCGCCAGCAATTACTAAATAATCAACCAAGTAATCCCAACCGGCATTAGCATTAGTTCCGAATCCTAATATTTTATAACCAAAAGACATACTCTAACCCTCCTATCCGTCGTTTGCGGCATCAGATGTGTAGAATAGTTTAATTCCTAGTAATCTTGCATCACCAGTAAACGTATCAGCACCGTCTGAAGCATTTCTGTAAATTTGAAAGAATGTATATTCATCGTCAGCTGGAGTTCCTGCAACTGTCATTGCACCACTCACTGAACTAACTAATACATCCTCAACAGCGCCTCCTCCGGCATCAGTAACTTGTATTGCTGTTCCGAAAGCTATGTCAGCTGTTGCGTCATCGGCAACACCAACTGCTTGTAAGTTCCAAAGAACGTTTCCTGTGTTAGTATTACCTGGACTCCAAAAAACTTGATAAGTCATAGTTCCTAAGTTCCATGATTTAGGCATTGCAATAGCAAACTGTCCATATTCAATTGTACTTGCATCATAATCTAAAACTTTAAGATCAGGTCTAGTAGCTGTTGTTTCAACAGTCTGTGCGTCAGCACCAGCTGTTTCAGTGCTGTAAATTGCTACTGATGGAATAAAAATAGTTTCTGTTCCTACGTTTTTAACTAAATTACCACCAGCTTGTACTGCTCCTGTTCCATTAGGCGCAATATTAATATTTCCACTAGCACCATCAGCAATTGTAATACTTCCTGAAGATGAGCCATTGTTTGTGTTTAAAATTAAATCACCAGTACCTTGAGTAGTAATTGTCGCGTCGGCATTATTGTCACCAACTTGAATTGTATCTGCTCCAAGATTAACATCACCTGTTCCACCTGGAATAATGCTAACGTCAGCGTTTCCTGCTGAAACTATATCGTTTCCATTAACATCTAAATCGCCACCTAGTTGTGGTGAAGTGTCATCAACAACGGCTTGTATAAATCCAGTATCAACCATATTTGGATTAGTTCCATCATCCGCTGATGCGTAAATTATTTTTGTAGCTCCGTTAGGAATTACTACTTCACTTCCAGAACCTGAAACATATTTAAATGTTACAGTTTGGGCTCCTGATGTTGCATTGTGCATTATGTAAAAAGTTTGAACGTCAAGAGGAACAGTAACTGTTCTACCTGCTGAAAGTGATCCTGTTAATTTTATAATTCTGTGCGCAAGTGTCGCGCCTGTTGATCCGTCAGAAACCGATAAATCTGTGTTAGCTCCATCAGTTACTGCTTGTGTTGTGTACCCACCAGAAATCTGTTCCATGATGTCCCAGTTTGTATTTGTTAATCCACCCCATAGACCGGCTTTTTCGCCAGTTGTCATAAGCTGAATTCCGAGTACCGTATAATTTGATGCCATAATTTTCTCCTTAAGCTGAGTGTTCTACGTATGTATAGGCAGTATTTCCGGTGATGTCAACATCTTTATAGTGTAATGGTGCGACTCCCCCAGAACCTAAATCTCCCGTCATTTCAATGCCAGTTAGTCCTACTTGCATATCAGTAACAATAGGAGTTCCTACTGAACCAGTTATAGATAAACCGGATACTCCGACTGACATATCGTCAATAGTAGGTAAAGTACCAAGAGAAAGTGTACCACTTATTCCTGTAACATATACTATTTCTTCATTAGTGACTTCAGGTGCAGTCAAACTCATAGTAGCTTCTAAGCCAGTTAATATATGAGTAAGTTCAATAGTAGGTGTACCAACAGAACCATTAATTAATAAACTTGCTAGTCCTTGAGTATGATCTGCTCCATTATTAATATTTGGAGTCCCTAATCCTGCTCCCATTGCTGCTGGACCAGTGATGTCAAAGATCATGTCGTAATTAAGTGTAGGAGTACCTAGAGATGCTGTTGCTTCTATACCATCAAAAGTGATTACAGATAACTGAGTTGTCTCACATCTTAATTCGCCACCCCATGCTACTTCTTCACCCCATTTAGATAAACCCCATCCTTCTGGACCTTGAGAAGCAGTTATTTCAAATGAATCGACTACTACAACTGTTGTAGTATTTTCTCCCCAGTTACCAATACCCCATTCATCTCTACCCCAACCAGATTCTGATTGAGCATAAGGTAATTCGCCTAAAGAAGCAGTAATTCCAAAACCTGAAACATTTATTACAGGATCATAACTATCACCCCATGGTTCTTCACCATATTGATCTCGACCCCAACCTGTATTTGGAAAAGATTCTAAACCATCAGCATTAACTGTACCAGTTATAGATAAACCAGTAGGTATAACAGTTACGTTAGTTCCTTCAACACCCCATGACCCGTCGCCATAAGGATCTCTACCCCAACCGGCTTCATTAAATTCTTCGGTTTCTCCTAATGATCCTGTAATTGAAAGTCCACTGATGGATACGGTGGTTACGTTTTGCTGGCCCCAGTCACCTTGACCCCAGGTTGTTCCGGACTCGCCCCAAGTATTAGCCATAAGGACTTACCTCCTTACGACGTAATTCTTATGATCGCCGAGCTAGAGTTGTTGGCTGGAAATTGAATTGTGAAAGTTCCAGAAGAAACAGTTTTATTTCCACCGAAATCAATTGAACAAACCGCAGCGTTCGAAGTTAATCCTGAAATTGAAGATGAGTTATAAATTAAACATCCTCTCGCTGTGAAAGACGCAGAAGTCCAAGAAGTGTCTGAAAAATCTGTGTAAGAAGTAACTGTACTTTTAGCCACTCCTGTGTTTGTTAAAGTATTTCCTCCTGCAGAATAACCCGATCCAGAAACTTCATTACCTGCCGCGTAAGCTGTAGTTGTAGTTCCTAAACTCGCACTATCGCTGTACAAAGCAATTTTAAAAGTGCTTCCTGCTGGTGTATCTCCTGAAGCGTTAAAGCTATGATAACCGCCCAATAACTCTTCTTTAAAAGTATCTGTTAGTACCGATGCTATCGCCATAATTTTCTCCTAATAGTTTTTATGGTGACGGAGAGTTGATTGGTATTCTAACGGTGCCGTCAGTATAATCATCTCGTCTTCGTCTTCCAATTTGCACTCCTGCAAACTTCTGTAACTCTTGTTTATATTTATTTTCATATAATGTCAACATATCCATAGGGCCTTTTAAAAATCCATAAGCCTCCACTAAAGTAGCATATAATAGCCCCTGTGGGAAGTACTGACTTATATAAGTTGAAGCTGTAGTAGTTAGACTTTTAGGTACCATATCATAATATATTCTGAACATATAATTAGCATCTGGCGTAGGCGCTACATATAGGCCTCCTGAAGTAGTTGATGAAGTGCCGGTAGCACCCCCAAACATCGCATAATATTTAGGAAAACCTGTAACATCCTGGGCTGTTTGGCCCCCTGATGAACCTGTGGATCTATTAACATATTCACTTAAATAAGTTTGGTCTTTTTTAATTAACCATTCACCTGGTCCAGTACTAGCTGAAGTGCTATTAAAAACTTCTACCCCACGCACAAATACTGTTCCAGTATTTCCTTTAGTTCCTAGTCCAGGAACATTAATTGTATTATCATCAATAGCTAAATTTCCTTCGCTAACAAATCTATTATTATCACTAGGGACATCATAAAAAATTCTAAATTCTGCATTTTCAATAAACTGATCTACAATAGTTGTAGTTAAAACATTACTATCTACTTCAGTATAATCTAAAATAGCTTGTTTTAAAGTTGTGTATGTAAATCCAGCCATTATCCCCTCCTTTGATTAACGGGTCCTATTACACAGTTAATTCCCCCGCCTACCTCTGTTGTAGAAGCAGCAGAAGGTAAAGTCAATGTAAAGCTGTTATATTCAGTTACTGTAGATGGTTCTCCAGCTTGTTTAATTGTTGTAGAAATTCGTGAAACAATTTTATGAGCTCCAAAAACCTCAGCTCCGCTGCTATGGGCACTAGCTGTAGTAGAAGTAGGAGTATATCCTCTATAAGGAGCAGCTGTTCC